ATGTAGACTTTCCTACATAACTTTGAGCATAAATCCATAAATCAGGATTCTTGTCAATTTTCTTTTCTCTTCTTTTGTTACTTGGTAATATCATGTAATCCTCTCCTTTAATACATAATTCTTCATATTCACACCAGGAACAATATCCCGATGGATTTTTCTTATATTCAACATCTTCAGTAATATTGATTATGTTATTCATATACTTAATTACTTTAGATGCATCATATTTAACTTCCATGATTTTTATTTTTGAGTTTTTTAACTCTTCCTGGAGTCTCTTTCTAAATTGATATAAAGACTCTTCTTTCTTTTGTTTAATGGATATTTTGGGAATAAATATAAATCCTAATTTCCTAACTTTAAAACCAGCTTCTTCTAAGAAATACTTATAAAGATGTAATTGTGGCGACTCTGAATACTTCTCATAATTGTTACTGTACTTATAATCAAATACATCTACTGTTCCATCTTCATTTTTAGTTATTAGATCCACGATACCTATAAATCTATAATGATTGATTTTAAATTCTTTTTTATAGACATATATATTAGCTAATAGCTCATGAATTTTCGGTATTAAATACTCAAACTTCATTACTTCTTCTATGTGCCTATCACTAATTATTGGATAGTTATCGTAATACCATTTAATAGCCGTTTGTAGGTCTTTTTCTGCTCCAAGGTGAATTGTATTACCTACGATTAGAGGATCATCTGCATTTGGCGCTTGTATTGTTTTAAGCTTGTCTACATAGCGCAACTTATATTTGTAAGGACAGCTTAAATGTGTTTCAACTCTTGAATGTGAGTATTGCATTTAATCACATCCTTTAAATTAATACTTTTTGAATTGGTTCTATTTGAATATCCCATCCAGAAGGATCACTGTTAACTATTAAACATTCCTCACTTCTAGATAAAGGACATTTCTCACATTTTTCTTGAGCCTTACATGTTTCTTTTATTAAGTTTAAAGCTTTAATTAATTCATCCATATTTATCCCTCCACATCAAAATTAACTTCTAACATCTTTCTTGATGCTAAGTAATCACATAAGTGAACAAAACTTTGAATTACTGATGTTGGTTTGTCCAATATTTCTTCTTTGGATTTATAATCGGTATTCCATTGTCCCATGTGAGTAGCTATACATTGAGCTATTTTATCCCAAGGACCATCTTCCATAATCTTAATTACTTCATCTGGTAATTCATCTTCTGGAACTTCCCAATATTTATCTTCTAGATATTTAATTACTTCCAAAGGATGAGTTGCTACTGTGTGAGAAGCTCCATCTACCCCATGCTTTACTCCATCGTGTAACAATAATGAGACTCTTATAATGTCTTTTTCATTATCAGTGAAGTTTTGTACTGTTTCATTTTTGAATAACTCTTCAGCTATTCTTACAGCTGCTATTGTATGTCTGACTAATCCACCTTCACCTAGGGCATAAGCTGGGTGATATTTACCAGTACTTGAAGCTGCTACTTCATAGAAGTAATCAGGTAATTGCTTTAAGCCCCATTCAGCAAATACTCTTAGTGGTTTATATTTAATAAAGTTTAACTCTCTCTTAAAATCATACTTTGGTGCTACATACTCCTGATCCACATCTTCAGATATATCTAAATCATCTTGGAATAATTCTTTTAACTTATGAATAGCTTGAAGTGGTAAATCCCAAGATTTATTACCTGGATTATATTTTCTTCCTGATATTGTTTTTATCTTTGACACTGTATCTGCATCATAATCGAATGAAGCATTTAGAGTATCATTGATTTTAATAACTTTAATCACCCATATACCCCCTTACATTTATAAAGTGAACTTTAATATCTTTTGTAAGATCCTTCATGTTAATTTGTTTTATCTTTCCTTTATTAACTCCGTCTACAGTTTCAACTACACTATCTTTAACAAGCCCTTCTCTTTCAAAGTCAACAAAGTTAGCCTTTCCATTTGCTCCTACATATTCAGATACTCCATAATCCTCTAGTAATTCTATTAATTCCATTTTTGCTGAGTCTAAATCTTCTTTATTTCTCTTTCCTTTCTCTTTTAGGTCAAGTATTATGTCAATAAGGTCATCAGCTTTTTCTTGCCATTTTTCTTTTGTCATTTGTGTTTCCTCCTTGTTTTTTGTATTTTTAAAGCATTTTCAATAAGATGTGAGTCAACGTCTTTTGCTCTAAGTCTTTTTTTATAATAATCATTTATTACTTTACTCATAAATTCTGATTTAGTTAGCTTTTGCATATCTCTAATAGCTCCGTCTTTAACTTTTCAAAGTCATTAGGATAAACTATCCTTGAGTAACCTCCACACTGGTCTATAAGCCTAATATTGCGTTTTTGAAGTTCACTAGCACGTCCATTTTCTGCTTTAACTTCTAAAGCTACAAAGTGACCATTAACAACTCCTATTATGTCTGGAATACCTGATTTACTATATGGGCCACTCCATACTTTGAAGTACCATGTATTAGGTAGCTTATCTAAAAACTTCTTTATCTGATTTTCAAAGGTCTTCTCAGCTGCCATTACTCTTCATCCTCAACTGGTACATATCCATCTTCTAATAAGCTAGTGAACTCAACTGTCATATCATTATTTATTTCAAATGTGTATCCTGTTTCCATTTATTTTTCCTCCTTTAAAAACTTAATCTCATAGCTTCCATCGACAACATCATTGATTCCAATGTTAAATTCAACACATTCATCATCAATTTCACTATAATAAGTAGCAGTTATTTCTAATGGGCTGGAGTATGTTATTATTGCATTGGCTTTAATATATGGATAACATTTCTTGTTAACTTTTATCGCTTCCCCTACCTTAAACACTTCTTTATCGAATTGAGGTTTATTAACTATCCCTTTAATATCAGACATATTACTTATCCCCCTTCAATTTAATCCTTATAGAGCTCTTAACATTAGAAGTCTTACTATACTTACTAAATACATCTGGAAGCTCTTTTTTAAGCTTTGAACTATCAATACTTGTCCTAGTTGTTGAAGCTGTATAAGTTACTGTCATAACCTCGTTATCCCATTTCTTTACTCCATGAGTTTCCATAGCATTAAGAAGATCTTCTTTTAACCTCTCTTGTTGTTCTTTAATTGATTTAGCTTGTATCTCTAAATCCTGAAGCTTTTGTAATGCTGGCATGACTTCAATAGGTAGGCCTGGCACTTCTGCTTTGAATTCAATCCCCACCAAAGCTTTGTCGTAACATTCTTTACATTTAGCTATGCTGCAAGCATCATCAATAAATGTATCAACTAATCCGAAATGATTAGGACATAGTTCTTGTTCCTCTGTAAATTTGTCAAATTCCTTTCTAGTCATTTCCTTGCTGTACTCTTCTACTGTTTTTAAATTCATAATCTTTTCCTCCTTAGTTATCCTCAAAATACTTCATCATTCCTGGTGACAATTTCTCATCTATAATTTCCTTATAATAGATATCTTCATAATTGAATTTACTAATATCCTTACTTTTCTTTAAGAAGCCTTGACTATCTAAATCTGAAATAACCATTTCGACTAACTTAGGTATTACTCCACTCTCTTCTATTTGTTCTACAAATATTCCATCTTCAATGTAAGTAATCATTCTGCTATCAGGTGTGTTCTTCTCATCTTCAGATAATTCAAAAAGTGCCTCAACCACTTCTGAGCCTAGATTTTCTTCTATGATGGTAACTACATCCCCATAACTCATTACAGTTTCTGTTTCATTTTTTAACTTTTTATAAGTTATAACTTTGGGCATATTCAGTCCTCCAATTCCTCAAATAACTTATTAGTGAAATCTCTACGTTGTCCTAATACTTCATATATTTTTTCTTCTATACTTCTTTCAGTGATTAAGTAGTAATAGAAGCAACTATTCTTTTGACCTATTCTGTGAATACGCTTTTTACTCTGCTCAAATAACTCTGAACTAAGTGGTAAGCTAAAATATATGATTTTATTAGCTTTCTGAAGATTAAGTCCCATAGCTCCAGCTTGATACTGAATTAATGTTACAGAGTCCTGGTCTTTCTCATAACATTTAAGGTCCTTACGCTGACCATTAACAACTGATACTGGTCTTTCCATTCTGATACACATATCTTCTATCTTTTCCAACTCTTCATTAAAGTTATAGAAGATGATTACTCTATCATTAGTGGACTCTAATAAATCTCTTAACATCGTTGTCTTATTACTGTTATACTGACTAGCTAATTGTCTTTGATATAGAAGCTTCGTCAAGGACGTATCCCCTACCAACTCTTTACCATCAATTTCAATAAGTCTGTTCTTAACAAACTTCTTATATTCTTTAGTAGACTCAACTTTAATTACGTTATCTAATTGCTCTGGAAGATCTAATACTTCTTCTGTCTTCATAAACACAGCACCGTACTCTCTTAACTTAGCTTTAAGTCTATCTACATTCTTATAACCAACTACTATTGGAATACTGAATCCGTTAATATCCATCTTCCTAGTAACAATGTAAGTATCCCAGAAGGCTTTCTTGTTAATCTTCCAGCCTAGCAGCTTACATTGGGAATATAACTCTTCATACTTTCCACCTGTTGGTGTTCCACTGAGTAATATTACATTTGATGGTTTAAGTTTTAATATGAACTTAGTTCTATTAGATTTTTCATTTTTAATGCAGCTTGATTCGTCTAACATTAAAGTGAAATCTTTTAATTCTAATAATTCTGGTCTTCTCCAAACCAAATCATAATTTATGATTATTACTGAATTTGTTGGAATACTTTCCATTGACTTTGAATATATAATAGTGTTATATTGTGGATAATAAGTTTTGAAGTGCTCACACCAATCTTGTAACTTTGATTTTTGGCAGATTATCAAATTTATATT